AACTGTAACACAAACAGTTGCGACAGGAATCACAGTCTTTGGTGAAGTTCAAACAATTACAAAAACATCAGATACCGCAGCTACAATTTCAGTATCTAATATAGGTACAGTTGATACTACTAATGCCGCTACAAGTACAGACTCAGCTAGGGACTTCTTGGTCACATCAGCTTCAGCTGGATTCTCTGCTAATCTTGTTGGATCTGAATCTGGGTTTACTTGTGTCATTACAAATATCTATACGCTAGCAGATGATGATGTAAATAATACATTCGCATCTGATTCACAAGCTAAAAACGTTCAATTTGAAATTGCAGGTGATAGCTTTATTGACTTCTCTGAATCTAATCCATTCGGTGATCCATCGGAGACCTTATAATGTTTGGTTCGCATTTTTATCATGCCACTGTTCGTAAATCAGTAGCTGTTTTTGGTACATTGTTTAATAACATATTGGTTGCTCGTAAGAAGGGTGATGGTTCGATTATTAATCAAGTAAAGGTTCCATTAGCATACGGTCCTAAGCAAAAGTTCTTATCACGAATAGATAGTGATTCTGGTCAAGACGCTTCTGTTGCAATTAAGCTGCCTCGCATGTCTTTCGAAATCACTGGTATTGAATTAGATGCATCTAAAAAGTTACAAAAAAGAAGTAGTATTAATGAACCTACAAGTAGTACAGTGACAACTTCTACGGTTGAAACATTTGCTGAAATCGGTAACTTTGGCAATACAGATCAAATCACAATTAGCAGTCCTGGCGGAGTCAAAAACGTCACGACTGGTTTTGGATTGTTTGGTTATGATGGTGCTACAGTGTCTTTTGCTAATATCACCAGTATGATTATTTACACTGTAACCCCTGGTGGAGATTTTACCTTTGACAACACTTCCACTAGAACAAATCCTACTAATAAAGTCTTAGGGTTATTTCTACCAGATACTTTTACTGAAGGGCAAGATGCTGCAACGATAAATCCAACTGGTACAGTCTATAAAATAGGAGGGCTGACACTTAAAGTTAGTGATGCAATGTATATAGATACTAATCATACATTCTGGGTAGCTGATAATGCATATTACTGGTCATTAACTCAAACACAAATGGATACGTTGTATGATAGTGTTATTGGAGCAGTAGATGGTGGTGCAACAGGCTATCTTGAACAAAGTTGGGGTCAAAGTACTATCACTCCTGCCACAGCTATTACTTCACGTAGATCAATTAAACAGCAAGTACCATATAATATTAATATGCAATTAAATATTATGGCTAAGAACCAAGACGATGGTTTACAAATACTTGAACAAATATTACCATACTTTCAGCCCGAGTATACTCTGTCGATAAAGCCTATTGATGAGATGCAGTCATTTAAACAAGATGTTCCGATTATACTTAATAGTGTATCATTTGATGACCAATATGAAGGTGATTTTAATAGTAGAAGAGTGCTGATATACACCTTAGATTTTACGATGAAGATGTCGTTTTATGGTTCATTGGTGAATCCTAAAGTTATTAGAGAAATTAATATCGACTTTGTTGAAGATCGAACATTTGGAGCTGTAATAAACTTACCTGCAGCAAGTGCTCAATTGAGTTATCCTACATTGTTTGTAAAAGGTGCTACAATATATCAAGGGGCAAACGCATCTAGAACATGGGAATCAACTATTGACTCTCTAACTTCTACGCAAATACGGCTCTTTGAAAATAATACAACAGGTTACATAGCAGGCGCTAGGCTTTATGTAACTACTGGTGGGGTGACACAAAATATAGAAGCTGCTAATAATAGCATTACATTAAGAACCGACTTAAATACACTAGCTGAACTTGATGTTAAGATTGGTTTAACTGATATAGAAACTGATTATACACTTACTACTACGTTTACAACAAGTGACTTTGAGTAATTATGATTGATAAAAAAGAAGCATTCAAGCAATCCTTAGAAAAGAATCTTCCAGCAGAAACAAAGAATGCTGCATTGGAGAAAGAGATTGCTTCGAAGAAAGATATTAATGATGACTATAGATTTTCGCGTGATACATATAAAGAGCTTATAAGTAAAGGTATGGGTTCATTAGATTCTCTCGTAGAGATTGCTCAAGAATCAGAACATCCGCGAGCATTCGAAGTCTTGGCCAAGTCTATTAAAGACATCGGTGATGTGACTGATAAGCTTATGACTCTTCAAAAGAACAAACAAGATCTAGTTGGAAAGAAAGAAAAAGAAGAAGCAGGTAAAGTAACAAACAATAATATGTTTATAGGTAGTACTACTGATCTTCAACGAATGTTAATTAACAATGATGAAAAAGTGATTGATGCCGATAAAGAATAATGAACTTGGGTATCTTGGTAATCCTAACGTCAAACGAGATGGGGTCGAAGCTCAGTTTACATTAGAAGAAATCAAAGAATATCAGAAATGTATGAAGGATCCTTCGTACTTTGTAGAAACATATGTGAAGATAATATCTCTTGATGATGGCTTAGTGCCATTTAATCTATATGACTATCAACGTAATATGTTTGATCATTTTAATAGTAACCGATTCTCAATCATATTAGCATGTCGGCAGTCTGGTAAATCAATATCATCAGTGGGTTATCTCTTATGGTATGCGATATTCCATCCTGAAAAGACTATTGCTATACTTGCAAACAAAGGTGCTACTGCAAGAGAGATGTTAGCTCGAGTGACTCTTATGCTAGAGAACTTACCATTCTTTTTGCAGCCAGGTTGTAAGGCATTAAACAAGGGTTCTATAGAATTTAGTAATAACTCAAAGATTATTGCAGCTGCTACTTCTGGTAGTTCTATTCGTGGTTTATCTATCAACTTACTGTTTCTTGATGAGTTTGCGTTTATCGATAATGATGCTACATTCTATACGTCTACATATCCTGTTGTATCATCTGGTAAAGACACTAAGATAATCATTACTTCTACAGCAAATGGTATTGGTAACGTATTCCATAAACTATGGGAAGGTGCCGTTACTAAAACAAATGAATTCAAACCATTTAGAGTAGATTGGTGGGATGTTCCAGGTAGAGATGAGAAGTGGAAAAAGCAAACGATTGCTAACACTTCAGAGATACAGTTTGATCAAGAGTTTGGTAATACATTTCAAGGTAGAGGCAATAGTCTTATATCAGCCGAAGCTTTATTAAACCAAAAAGCAGAAGATCCAATGTATGTAAAAGAAAACACTTACATATACCAAGAGCCGATTGAAGGCCATAACTATATCATGATAGTTGATGTAGCAAAAGGACGAGGACAAGACTACTCTACTTTTAACATCATAGATACATCAGTGCAGCCATTTAAACAAGTTGCAACGTTTAGAGATAATAACCTATCGCCTTTACTCTTTCCTGATGTGATTTATAAATATGCTATGACATACAACGAAGCATATGTTATTGTAGAATCAAATGATCAAGGATCTGTGGTGTGTAATGGTCTATATTATGACTTAGAGTATGAGAATCTATTCGTTGAATCGACTATTAAAGCTGGAGCGATTGGTGCAACTATGACTAAACGTGTTAAACGTATTGGTTGTTCTACACTAAAAGACTTTATTGAACAAAAGAAATTACACATAGTTGATGCAAATACAATTATTGAAATGAGTACATTCGAAGCAAGAGGAACTTCATATCAAGCATCAGGGAATAATCATGATGACTTAGTTATGAATCTAGTTATGTTTGCATGGTTTGCTACAACAGACATATTCAATGGTATTACTGATATCGATATGAAGAATATGTTATATAAAGAACAACTAAAAGCAATACAAGATGATTTATTACCATTCGGCTTTATTAGTAATGCAGCAGATACTGAAGTTGAAGAAGTGGTTGAGATAAATGGTACGAGATGGATCTCACATAATCCTGAATTATAAATTGTTATAAATAATAGTAATTGAGTTCGTACCGTATTATGTAATCACATACTATTTACCCATTGAAGAGGATAATAACGATGGCATTTCAAGTATCGCCTGGTGTCGAGGTAAAAGAAATCGACGCAACAAATGTGATACCCGCAGTATCTACCAGCATTGGTGGAACAGCAGGGTATTTTAAATGGGGTCCTATCGCAGAAATTATGACGGTTAGTTCTGAAAAGCAACTAGCTGATACCTTCGGTGCCCCAGATGACGCTAATACAGCTAATGGATTTTTACCTGCAGCTGGATTCTTAAAATACGGATCAACTTTACGAGTTATTCGCCAAAATGCAACCGGCGCTTTAAACGCTGGTGACGGTGCGGCTGGTGTATTGGTTACTAACAGTGCATCATACCAAAATGATTCGATCGCCTTTGGTACTAATGAATTCATTGCACGATACGCAGGCGAGTTAGGTAACAGTATTTCAGTTGTTACAGTAATTCCTGGAACTACTCCAGCGACTGATCAATTTAATAATGGGGAGGGGTTGACAGGGTTTGCACCATATCGATCATATTTTAATGGACCACCAAGTACTTCAGATTTTGCTGTAAGTCTTGGCGCTACATCAGCGAATGATGAAATACATGTGGTAGTAGTAGACGCCGGTGGTCTTATTACTGGTACTGCAGGCGCCGTATTAGAAACGTTTGGTTATTTAAGCCAAGGTATTAACGCTAAAGGCTCTAATGGCGGAAGTAATTATTTTAAAGATGTTATTAATGCAACCTCTGAATATATTTGGTTTGGTCGAGAAGCAACTCGAACTGCTAAAGCTGGTACACCAACTACCCTTACCAGTTCTACTACGATTGATACTGCAACTGCAGCTCCTTTTGTTGGTACCTTTAGTAATGGTAGTAATGGTACATACGCTGCAACTGATACTGCTACTGCAATTGAACTATTTAAAAATGACGCTTTAGTAGATGTTAACTTATTGTTTGCTCAAGGTGATGCTGTTTTTGCTGACACTACCGTTAATGCCGCGCTAATTGAAGTTGTAGGGGTGAGAAAGGATCTTATATCGTTTATTTCTCCTCCTCCTGCTACAACTACTGTTTCTAATCCTATGAGTGCAACAACTGGTGTGTTTGGTTACTTCGCTCAAGCTGGTGTTTCAACTTCATCTTCATATGTATTTGCTGATTCTAGTGCTTTGTATGTCTATGACAAATATAATGATGTATATCGTTATATTGCTGCATGTGGTCATATGGCTGGTCTTTGTGCAAATACAGATCGTGTATCTGATGCTTGGTTCTCTCCAGCTGGACAAAATCGTGGTCAAATCTTAGGTGTTACTAAACTAGCATTTAGTCCATCTAAATCTAATAGAGATGATTTGTATCGTGCACGTATTAATCCACTTGTTTCTTTCCCTGGATCTGGTGTTCAGTTATTTGGTGATAAAACACGCTTAGCTAAACCTTCGGCCTTTGATCGAATCAACGTACGTCGATTATTTATTGCTTTAGAAAAAGCAATCGCAAATGCTTCTGAAGCAATGCTTTTCGAATTCAATGATGAATTTACACGTGCTAACTTCCGTAATATGGTCGAACCCTTCTTACGTGATGTAAAAGGTCGTCGCGGTATTACTGATTTCTTAGTAGTATGTGACGAAACAAATAACACAGGTAATGTAGTAGATAGTAACCGTTTTGTTGCTGATATCTATATTAAACCTGCTCGATCAATTAACTTTATTACATTAAACTTTGTTGCCACACGTACTGGTGTAGAGTTTAGTGAAATTGCTGGACAATAAACGGGAGTAAATAAACAATGGCTATCTTAGGTGTAGATGACTTTAAGTCAAAATTAACGGGTGGTGGCGCTCGAGCCAACATGTTCAAAGTGACATGTAACTTTCCCGGTTATGCTCAAGGTGATGTAGAATTAACATCATTTTTATGTAAAGGCGCTCAATTGCCGGCATCGATCATTGCCCCAATTGAAGTACCTTTCCGCGGTCGTAAGCTACAAATTGCTGGCGATCGTACATTCGAACCATGGAGTATCACAATCATTAATGATTCTGAATTCGTAATCCGTGATTCATTTGAGCGATGGATGAATGGTATTAATCAGCATAACCAAAATAATGGTTTTACTGATCCAGTTGAATATCAAGCTGATATGATTGTTGAACAATTACGTCGTGATGGTACTGTTGCAAAACGGTATGATTTCCGAGGTACTTGGCCTTCAAATGTATCTGCAATTGATGTTAACTATGATTCAGAAAATACGATCGAAGAGTTCACTGTTGAACTTCAAGTTCTATATTGGGAATCAAATACCACTTCTTAATTGGTGTATAAATAATATAGCGAGGGGAAAATATTTCCCCTCCGTTATTATGAGGATGATAAAGCATGGCTGAATTATTTGGCTTTGAAATAAAAAGAAAAGGCGATAAGCAGAAGGACGATAATCCTTCGATCAAATCTTTTGTGCCTGATACAGAATCGGACGGCGCTGGTGTTATAAAGGCTGGTGGTCACTTTGGATCATATGTTGATCTAGATGGTGATAGTGCTAGGAATGAAGCGGACTTAATACTTAAGTATCGTGACGTTGCTTCGCATCAGGAATGTGATGCTGCTATCGAAGATATTGTTAATGATGCGATTATTGGAGACTATGATTCATCTCCTGTTAATGTCGTATTAGATAAAGTAGATACCTCTGACGCTATTAAAGAAACAATCAGAGAAGAATTCGATAATGTGTTATCTATGTTGAACTTTAGTCAGCATGGTCATGACATATTTAAAAAATGGTATATTGATGGAAGATTACCATACCATATTGTAATTGATACAAAGAATCCAAAGAAAGGTATTCAGGATTTAAGATACATTGATCCTACTATGCTTCGTAAAGTAAAGGAAGTAAAAGAAGTACAAGATCCAAAAACCGGAGCAACTCTTGTTTCTAAATCTAATGAGTTCTTTTTGTATTCCGATCCTAATGGTACTAGTAATACTGGTAGTAAAGATGCTTTAAAGATTCATAAAGATTCAATTGCATATTGTACATCAGGTATGTTAGATCCAACGCGCACAAGGATCCTTTCATACTTACAAAAAGCTTTAAAACCAGTTAATCAACTTCGTATGATGGAAGATTCATTAGTAATCTACCGTATATCACGTGCTCCAGAACGAAGAATCTTTTATATTGACGTAGGTAACTTACCAAAAGGTAAGGCTGAAGAATACTTACGTGGTATCATGAATCAATATAGAAACAAACTTGTATATGATGCAAATACTGGTGCGATTAAAGATGATAAGAAACATATGTCTATGTTGGAAGATTTCTTCTTGCCACGTCGTGAAGGCGGTAAGGGTACTGAGATCACAACACTACCAGGCGGAGAAAACCTTGGTCAAATTGATGACATCTTGTACTTTCAGAAGAAATTATTTAAAGCTTTAAATGTACCAATGGGTCGTTTAGAATCAGATACTGGATTCTCTTTAGGTAGATCATCTGAGATCAATAGAGAAGAAGTTAAGTTTAAGAAGTTCATTGATAAACTAAGAATGAGATTCTCTGATATATTCATGCAGTTACTTAAAACTCAACTGATCTTAAAGGGTATTATCACAACTCAAGATTGGGATGAATGGAAAGAAGATATTAACTTCGATTTCATTGAAGATAACTATTTCTCAGAGTTAAAAGAGTCTGAAATGATTCAACAACGATTTGAAATGCTATCTACTCTAGACGAATACGTCGGTAAGTACGTTTCAAATGCATGGGTTCGTAAAAATATTCTTAAACTTAGTGATGAAGATATTAAAGACATGGCTAAGGAAATGGACGCCGAGAAGAAAGATGATAGCGAAGGTGAAGTCGATATCGATCTTATGCAGTAGAAATAAAAAATAGTATAAATATATAATACAAAGAGGATATTATGAACACATTAGAATTAATTGATAACATTCAGCATGGTGATAACGTAACTGCTAAGAAAGATTTTGATACTCTTATGAGTCAAAAGCTTACTGCAGCATTAGATGCAAAGAAGATTAAGATTGCATCTACATTAGGTCAACCAGTACAAACAGAAGAAGACTAACATATGCTTACATTCAATGAACTCAGAGAGAAAGTCAAACTCGCTTCTAACGAAAAACAAGTTAAAGCAATGAAAGCCGGTAAAGGCAATAAGGTTGACATCGTAATTACTCAAAAAGGTAATAAGTTTGCTGTCTATATTAATGGCGATAAACTCGACGATTCCTTTAAAGATGCAAAGGATGCTGAAAAGAATGCAAATGACTTTATTAAACTTATGGGCGAGGAACTCGAACAATGAAATTAATATCTGAGTATCATGATAGTAACATACAAGTTATTACTGAAGCAAAATCAGACGGCAAAAAAGAATACTTCATTGAAGGTGTATTCATGCAAGCTGATAAAAAGAATAGAAATGGACGTATTTATGAAAGAAGTATCCTTGAAGGTGCTGTAAATAAATACGTTGAAGAACAAGTTAAAACTGGTCGTGCAGTCGGTGAATTGAATCACCCTGATGGACCTGGAATTAACTTGGATAAGGTTTCACATAGGATCACAGAACTTCGTTTCGAAGGTAGTGATGTTATTGGAAAAGCATCAATTTTACAAACTCCTATGGGTAAGATCGTTGAAGGTCTACTCGAGGGTGGCGTTAAACTTGGTGTATCAAGTCGTGGTATGGGTAGTCTTGAGAAAAAAAATGGTGTCATGAGTGTTGGAAAAGATTTCATGTTAGCAACTGTTGATATAGTACAGGATCCGTCTGCTCCCGAAGCATTCGTTAATGGTATTATGGAAGGTGTTGACTGGGTCTGGGACAACGGCATCCTTAAACCTCAGGAAATTGAAATAATTGAGACTGAAATAAAAGAGGCTCGAAATATGCGTTCATCGGATATTGAGATTAAAGCTTTTAAGAATTTCCTCTCTAAACTTGTAAACTCCTAAGGAGATAATATATGTCTATTAAAAATAAAGACATTGATAATGCTGAGCTAAGTGAAGAGCTCGTTGATGAGACACAAGTTGATTCATTAGACGAGGAAACACTTGAAGAGAAAGCAAAAGTCAAAAAGGAAGAAGACGACGTCGAAGAAGATGAAGACGAAGTTGATGTAGAAGAAGGCGCTGAAGATGGTGTTGATGGTGGTGATGGCCAAGAAATTGGTGGCGATCAAGAAACTGCTGGCGACGCAAAAGGTGCTAAACAGTCTACTGATATTCCTAAGACTAAAGCTGGTATCTTGAATGCTGCATATTCAATGATGAAAAAAGCTAAGAAAGATGAAGCTGTTAAGTTATACCAAGGTATGATGAAAGCTGCTAATGTGAAAGAAGATGTTGATGTTGAAGATACTCTTGTATCTGAAGATGCTGACGTTTCTCACATCGATTACGAAGAAGATCTTAATGTATTAGTTGCTGAAGAAGCTACGTTATCTGATGGATTCCGTGGTAAAGCTTCAACAATCTTTGAAGCCGCTTTAAAATCTAAAGTTGGTGTTGAGATCGATCGTCTTGAAAGTGAATACGCGAATAACCTAGAAGAAGAAGTTTCTTCTGTTAAAACTGATTTAGTTGAGAAAGTTGACGCTTACTTAAACTATGTAGTTGAAGGTTGGATGCAAGAGAATGAAGTTGCTGTCGAATCAGGTCTACGTACCGAAATCGCAGAAGGCTTTATGACTTCTTTGCAAAGTGTATTTAAAGAGCACTATCTTAGTGTACCTGAAGGTAAGGAAGACTTGGTTGACGAATTGTCAGAACAGGTTGCCGAACTTGAAGAGCAACTCAATAAAACCACTGATGAGAATGTTGAATTATTCACAACTGTACAAGAGTCACAACGTGCAGATGTAGTAAGAAAATATACCTCTGACCTAGCAGCTACTGAAGCTGAAAAACTTTCTTCTTTGGTTGAAGATGTAGAATTTGGCGATAGCGAATCTTTCGAAATGAAAGTGAAAACTATCAAAGAATCATACTTCATGAAAGAGTCTGTTGAATCTACTTCTGAAGTTGATGAAATTGTTGGAACAGAACAAGCTCTTACTGAGAATACTTCTGATTCAATGGCAAGATACACCTCAGCGCTTAACTCAAACGTATTTAAGTAAGCTGTAATTTAATTAAATAAACATTAATAGGAGAAACTAAAATGTTTAAATCAGATCAAGTCCTTATGGAAAAATGGGCTCCAGTATTGGACCACGAAAGTGCACCAATCATCGAGTCACACGAAAAGAAAGCAGTTACTGCTCGCCTTTTAGAAAACACTGAAGTAGCTTTACTTGCTGAAGCTCAACAAGGTACATACTCAATCTCGGAAGCACTTTCAGGCAGTACTACTGATTCTGTTGCTAACCCTGATCCTGTACTTATCTCATTAGTACGTCGTGCAATGCCTAACCTTATTGCATATGATGTTGCTGGTGTACAACCAATGTCTGGCCCAACTGGTCTTATCTTCGCGATGAAATCACGTTATGCTAATGGCGCTGTTACTACTGCTGATGATGAAGCATTATTTGACGAAGCAGATACTGATTTCTCAGGTGCTGGTACTCATAAAGCTGGTCAAGCAAGCAATGTTGGAGTTAACTTAAGTACTGTTGCTTCTGGCGATATTTGTCAAGTAACTGTTGCGACTGGCACAACTGGTGCACAGTGGACTACTGCTGGTGCAACTACAGCTGATGCTGTTGCTGCAGTTGGTTTAGTATTTACTGTTTCAGGTGCTGTTGCTGGTACTGGTAAAGTTGTTGTACTTGGTACAACTGGTACTGGTATTGCTACTGCAACTGGTGAAGATCAATCTCCAGCTGGTATGGGTTTCACAGTTGAAAAAGTAACTGTAGAAGCTAAAACTCGTGTTTTACAAGCTGAATACACAATGGAATTAGCTCAAGACCTTAAAGCTGTACACGGTCTAGATGCTGAAGCTGAATTGGCTAATATCCTTTCTGCTGAAATCCTTGGTGAAATCAACCGTGAAGTTATCCGTAACATTAACGAAACTGCTAAAACTGGTACTACTGGTACAGTTAACGGTGTTATTACAATTACTGACGATACTGATATGGGTGACGGCCGATGGCAAGCAGAGCGTTTCCAAGCTCTTGGTTTCCGTTTAGAGCAGGAAGCTAACATCATCGCTAAAGAAACTCGTCGTGGTAAAGGTAACTACATCATCGCTTCAAGTTCAGTTGCTGCTGCTTTAAGTGCTGCTGGTTCTTTAGCTTACGGTTCTGCTATCACTGCTGGTGATCTTACTGTTGATAATGCTGGTAATACTTTTGCTGGTACTTTGAAAAATGGTATGAAAGTCTATGTTGATCCTTATGCTCCACATGACTATGCTACTGTTGGTTATAAAGGTGCTAATACTTATGACGCAGGTTTATTCTACTGCCCATACGTACCACTAACTATGTTGAAAGCTGTTGACGCTTCTGATTTCCAACCAAAAATTGGATTCAAGACTCGTTACGGTATTCAACAAAATCCTTTCGCAGCTACTGCAGCTGGTATTGGTTCAGTTGGTGCAAACCCTTACTTCCGTCGTAACCTTATTGTTGGTGTATAATCAATAATAACTTCTTCGAAGTAAAAATTAAAAGGGGATCTTCGGATCCTCTTTTTTTTGCGTATAAATAAAGTTATAACGGAGATTAATTATGCCAGTTACATCAAACAAAAACTTTTTAAGCCCTGTTGGCTTTCAACTAAAGATAGACTATAGAAACTATCCTAATTTAGAATACTTCTGTACTGCTGCCACGGTTCCTGGAATCAGTATGTCTGAAGCTGCATCACCATATAGAGGCGCTAATATAGCATTTGAAGGTGATCGATTAAACTTTGATGATTTTACTGTAACGTTTAATATCACTGAAGATATGGATAACTACATTGAAACATATAAGTGGATGCATAACATAGTTAACGGTGAGCCTAGTAATAATACTGATGCAACTCTCATTATACTAAATTCACATAACAACAAGACAAGAGAAGTAACATTTAAAGGTATATTTCCAGTATCATTGTCAGGTTTAGAGTTTAATGTCGAAGGTGATATCGAATATCTTACTGCTGAAGTAACGTTTAAGTACAGTTTCTTTGAGATAAAATAGAACATATATATAATATAACACTGATTGAAAAGGTTAAGACTATATGATTGATTTAAAGTCCATTCTAGAAATGTGGCAGAAAGATTGCGTTATTGATGAAATGCAATTAGACGAATCTTCCCGAGATTCGGCAAAACTACACGGCAAATACTTAGAGATTATGAGTATCAATAAGCTCACGTTAAGACGACGTGAAGCTGAGTTTAAAGTATTGCTTAAGAATAAGTGGTTACATTATAACGGTAAACTATCTAAGCAAGAGATGGATGATCTTGGTTGGGATTATGATCCGCTTAAAGGTCTTACAGTACTGAAAGGAGATATGGATAAATTCTATGACTCTGATCCTGTCATACAAGAAGCACAATCTAAAATTGAATACCTTGAAGAGTTTGATAAGACCTTAAAAGAGATCTTAGAGAACATCAAGTGGCGTCATCAAAATATCAAGAATATGATTGAGTGGCGTAAGTTTACAAGTGGAGTATAATGGATAAGATAATCGTATCAAAAAGTAATCACGTATTTCTTAACATACAAACTGATCCTGGAATTGAAATGGAACTAGCAGATCATTTTTGTTTCTTTGTTCCTGGATACAAATTCATGCCAGCATATAAGAATCGTATGTGGGATGGTAAGATACGATTATTTGATACACGTAAGAAGCAACTGTATAGTGGACTATTTAAGTATATGTACGAGTTTGCTCAAGCTCGTGATTATGAAGTTATCGTAGAAGATAATGATTACTACGGCCGACCTGATACTATTCAAGATATTGATGTTCCTGCTTTGTTATCAGAAATCCACCTTACTGCTGGCGGTAATAAAATTGAAGCTCGCCAATATCAACAAGATGCTGTTGAACATGCGTTAAGTAATAGACAATCATTATTGCTTTCGCCGACAGCTTCTGGTAAGTCTTTGATTATATACATGGCAATACGTTATTATCTAAGCACATATAATGAAGGTAATATCCTATTGATTGTACCGACTACTTCTCTTGTAGAGCAAATGTATTCAGACTTTGGCGATTATAGCCAATATGATGAATGGAACGTAGATGAAAACTGTCATAAGATTTATGGTGGTAAAGAGAAGTATGATATAAAACAACGAGTAGTGATTAGCACATGGCAATCGATATATAAGGAACGTGCACCATGGTTTGCAGATTATGGTATGGTCATAGGTGATGAAGCACATAACTTTAAAGCTAAGTCATTAACTGCAATACTTGAAAAGTGCTGTAATGCTAAATACAGAATTGGTACGACTGGTACTTTGGATGGGACACAGACTCATCAGTTAGTATTAGAAGGTTTGTTTGGTCCAGTACATAAGGTAACCACAACTAAAGCTTTGATGGATTCGAAAGACTTGGCTGATTTAAACGTATCTGTATTGCTATTAAAGTATGCTGATGAATACTGTAAACAAATCTCAAAGGTTAAGTATCAAGAAGAGATGGACTTCATTGTAAGACATGATCCTCGCAATCAGTTTATATCAAACCTAGCACTAGATCAAGATGGTAATACTCTTATTCTATTCCAGTATGTTGATAAACATGGTAAACCATTACATGATATGTTAACGAAGAAGTTAGAAGAAATGGGTAGAACGAATCGTAAACTCTTTTATGTATCTGGTGAAACAGGAGTAGATGATAGAGAGAATATACGAGCGATCACTGAAGGAGAATCCGATGCAATAATCGTAGCTTCAGTTGGTACGTTTTCTACAGGTATAAATATAAAAAGATTGAACAACATAATCTTTGCTTCACCATCGAAGTCACAGGTACGAGTACTTCAATCGATTGGTAGAGGATTACGTAAGTCGACTGATGGTAAAGCTACAAAGGTATTTGATATAGCTGATGATTTACATTGGAAAAGCAAAAAGAATTATACGTTAAATCATGCAGCAGAACGAATAAAGATATATAGTAAAGAGAAGTTTAAATACAAAGTATATGAGATTAAAATATGAGTGATGTTGAAAAAGTAATGGCCGGTGTGAATATACGTCAATTTAAACTTATGAATGGTGATGAGATTATTGGTCTAGTAGAATCGATTAATGAAACAAACTATATGATTGACAGACCATTTAAAGTAATCGTAAATCCAATTAAAACTGATGCATTCAACTTAGTACCATGGTTTGATTTGTCTTTAAGTAATACGTTCACCATCGATAAATCGATGGTAGTTGCACATGCTATTGTTGCCGATTCAATAAAAGAAACATACATTAAGTTTTCAGTAACTCTAGATCAAGCAAGTCAATATCATCTTGATAATCCATATGAAGATGAAGATGATACTCCTAATCTGATACCAGATACAACCGATACAGTACATTAATATTAGTATACCCCTGCCTCCCCGGTATACTCTATTATTATATCATACTTTCACTCAAATGTAAACCTTTATTTTAATTATTTTTACCTGTTTACTTTTCATCAAAAGTATGATATAATATACTCTTACGGAGATAATATATGACTAAAAAACTTAAACCAAAAGAAAAACCACATTACGTAAACAACAGAGAATTCTCATATGCTGTTGTTGATTATGTTAAATCAGTCAATGAAGCAATTGAAAAAGATGAAGTACCACCAAAGGTTACTGATTATATTGCAACATGCTTTATGAAGATATCCGAAGGACTGTCTCACAGACCGAACTTTGTTCGGTACACATATCGAGATGAGATGGTAATGGATGCTGTTGAAAACTGTTTAAGAGCTATTCGTAACTATAAGATTGAAACGGCTACTCGCACTGGTAACCCTAATGCATTCTCATACTTTACTCAGATTTGTTTCTTTGCTTTCATTCGACGTATCACTAAAGAGAAGAAGCAACAAGATATAAAGCATCGATTCATTGAACGTATGGGTATTGAAGATTTTATGGATATGGGTATGGATCCTCAAGCTGCATCTGATACGAGAGCATATGTTGATCAGCTTAAAGGTCGCATCGATCAAATCAAAACGAAAGATGAAGCAGTTAAACAGTTTGCTAAGGAAGAGAAAGCCACAGCAAAGAAACTAGAACTATTTATGGTATAATAATGAAAGTAGCTATTTTGAATGATACACATTGCGGTGTACGTAACTCATCAGATATATTCTTAAACTATCAAGAACGATTCTATTCTGAGATCTTCTTTCCTTACTTGAAAGAACATAACATTAAGAATATACTTCATCTTGGTGACTACTATGAACATAGGAAGTTTGTTAACTTTAAAGCTTTGAATCAGAATCGTAAAGTATTCTTAGAGCCACTTAGAGATAACGGTATTACTATGGATATTATCCCTGGTAACCATGATGTGTTCTATAAGAATACCAATGAGCTATGTTCTCTTAAAGAGTTGCTTGGTTACTTTACAACAAACGTAAATATCATAATGAAGCCAACTGTGTTGGACTATGACGGTCTAGGTGTAGCTGTCGTACCGTGGATTAATAACGCTAATTATAAAGAGTACACCGACTTTATTGCCAACTGTAAAGCTCCTATGCTTGGTGCCCATTTAGAGTTATTAGGATTTGACATGTATAAAGGCATGCCTAATCCACACGGTATGACGGCTGATTTATTCAAGAGATTTGAAATGGTCATGTCAGGTCACTTCCATACGAAATCAAATAAAGGCAATGTGCACTATCTTGGTTCTCAAATGGAGTTTACTTGGAGTGATGTTGATGATCCTAAGTTCTTCCACATACTCGATACTGAAACACGTGAGATTACTCCTATACGTAATCCTATTACAATGTTTGAAAAAATCGTTTACAATGACGAGAAAATAGATTATAATAGTATAGATGTAGAGCAATATCGACATAAGTTTATCAAAGTATTGGTTGTCAATAAGACAGACCTGTATCAGTTTGATAAGTTCATTGATCGATTGCAGAGCATTGAGTTACATGAATTAAAGATCGCTGAGAACTTTGAAGAGTTTGTTGGTTCAAGTGTTGATGATGATAAGGTCTCTTTGGAAGATACAAAGGACTTGCTTGATACATATGTTGATGCGGTCGAAACAGATCTAGATAAAGATAATATTAAAATGAAGCTACGGGAACTATATACCGAAGCACAAAACATTGAGGTTGTATGATACACTTTAAATTATGTAGATGGAAGAATCTTCTATCGACTGGTAATGAATTTACAGAGATTCAATTCGATAGAAGTCCGACTACACTAATCGTTGGTCAGAATGGTGCAGGTAAATCTACTTTACTTGATGCGTTATCGTTTGGTCTCTTTGGTAAACCACATAGGGATATTAAGAAAGATCAGTTGATCAACTCTATTAATAAGAAACATTGTGTAGTTGAAGTAGAGTTTAAGATTGGTGCATCTGATTTTAGAATTCATAGGGCAATTAAGCCTGGAAAGTTTGAAATCTATCAGAACGGTAATCTTATTAATCAGTCTTCAAGTGCACGTGATTATCAGAAGTTCCTTGAACAGAACATACTGAAACTGAATCATAAATCGTTTCATCAGGTTGTTGTACTTGGATCGAGTTCTTTTATTCCTTTTATGCAACTACCTTCGCACACTCGTAGAGATGTAATCGAAGATCTATTGGATATTAACATATTCAGTAAGATGAATGGTCTACTAAGAGAACGTAATGGTAAGATCAAAGAAGAGATTAAAGATATATCTCATCATATTGATTTAGTAAACAGTAAGATCGCTACTCAAAATAAGTATATAAAGAATCTAGAATCATTGAATGAAGGTCAAATCGATGATAAGCGTAAAAACATTAGTGAACATAAAAAGGTTATTGATGAAACGTTTAATGAATCTAGAGAGCTTGGTGAGGGTCTTACTAATCGTATGACTGGATATAGTAAAACCTATGAGAAACTAAACGATCGTTTGTTGTCATTAAGGTCTAAGGATATACAGTATAAGAATGATATTACACAGCTCGTAAAGAATTCAAAGTTCTATGAAGAGCATGATGATTGTCCTACATGTGATCAAGTCATAAGCCAAGATAAGAAGACTGAGAAACAAGAAGAGCTAAAACAGAATGCTATTCAGATTCAAAGCGATAAGGCAAAGGCTGCTGTCGCTATGAATGATTTGAATATCTCTATTAACTCAGTGTTAGATAGTCTTAATGAGTTAAAAGAAAAGCAAGGTCAAATTCTTTCGAATAACGAAAAGATCGCTGTCTTACAAAGTGAAGTTGATAAGACTCAAAAGGAAATCAATTCGTTATCTGGTCAGAATGGTGATCTTAAAAGAGCTAAGGTTGAATGCGATGAATTCCGCGAGTCAAAGGATTCATTCACTGAACGTAAACTAGAGTACCTTGAAGAAAGAACATACAATGAAGTCATTGGTGAAATGCTGAAAGATACTGGTATCAAAACCAAAGTGATTAAACAGTATCTACCAGTCATGAATAAGATGATTAATCAGTACCTACAAGTGTTGGACTTCTTTGTAGCATTCCATTTAGATGAAAGCTTTAACGAGACAATCAAATCTCGTCATCGAGATGCATTCAACTATGCTTCATTCTCTGAAGGAGAGAAACAACGTATAGATTTATCTTTGTTGTTTACATGGCGACAGGTAGCTAAAATGAAAAACTCTGCAGCCACTAATCTATTGATTCTGGATGAGACATTTGACTCTAGTTTAGACGTTGATGGGGTAGATTCCCTTACAAAGATCCTAGATACCCTTGAAGATGGCTCAAATGTGTTCATTATCTCACATAAAGGTGATGTTTTAGAGAATAAGTTCAGATCTAAGATCGAATTCATTAAAGAAAGGAACTTTTCAAAGGTTAAATAGTGTACTGTCACGAGAGGCACCTTAAAGTTATGAATCAAGGGGTATAACCTAATGATTCACTCTCGTGCATATAACCAAAAGTTATATACGTTATAACAAAACAATCTAAAAATACTACTAAAAAATGTTTACATTAGCACCCACCTATGATATAATATCTATATTATAAAGGAGTACATATATGTATCAAGTAAATCCACTACTCGCTAAGCTTTTAGCAAAAGAGAATCTAACTGTTGAACATGGCAATTATCATACTGCTTGGTTTGATGTTAAAAACCGTGTACTTGGTTTGCCTATATGGAAGGATCGAGGTAAAGACGTATATGATCTATTAGTAGGTCATGAAGTAGGTCATGCCTTATACACTCCATTAGAAGGCCTACATGATTCAAATGAAGAAATCAAAGGTTGTCCTCGATCGTACATTAACGTTGTAGAAGATATTCGAATCGAAAGATTAATTCGTGAAGCATATCCTGGACTAATTCGTTCATTCAAACGTGGTTACAAAGTCTTATTCGATACAGAGTTATTCGGTAAGGATCATGACTTTGCTACTATGAAGTTGATCGATAAGATTAACCTTAAGTCTAAGCTCGTTGATTTAATTGATGTACCATTTAATGATGAAGAGCTTGAATTATTTAATGAATCATTGAATACTAAAACGTTCTCTGATGTATGTACTGTAGTAAAGAAAATCCTTGCTTATACAAAAGAGCAAGAAGATGATAATAACGAAAAGCCACAGCAAGAAGATGCACAACCTACTGACGGCGATAGTGATGACAACAATGGCCATGATGATCAAGAGCCGGATGAAATCCAATCAGAATCTGAATCAGAAGACGAATCAGAAGAAGACGAATCAGAAGAAGACGAATCAGAAGACGAATCAGAAGACGAATCAGAACCAGAATCAGAACTTGATGATGAATCACCTGTTGTAGACGAAGATGGTGAAGACACAAACGAATCTTTAGAAGAGGACGAATCAGAAAAGGAAGAAAGTGGCAACACTACTCCTGCAGCTCCTATTCATGACGAACATGAAGAGATCTCTGAGACTGATGAGCTATTTAGATCTAACGAAAAAGAATTACTTGACGTAAACGAAGACGGTAGACAAACATTATTACTCAATGATTATAATCAGGCAGAAAGAGATCGAATGATTATACCATACGCTAAACTTAAGCAAT